AGTTAAGAATGTTTGCTCATTACTTAGCCCGTTACGACGGTGGTAGGTATGCAGATGTACTGCTCAATGGAGATATTCACCAAGAAAATGCAGACAAAATCGGTATTTCGCGGAAGCTTGTCAAGACGGTCACATATGCCTTTTTATACGGGGCCGGTGATCGGAAGATTGGAGCATCGTATGACTCCCAGCTTTCCGAGGACAAGGCGAAACAGAAGGGTAAAGAGATTAGGAAAGCTTACCTTGATGCCATTCCGGGCCTTGATAAGCTTGTTAAAGCTACCAAAGAAGTTTCTAAATCTGGTCGGATCCGTGGAATCGACGGTCGTTATATCCTCGTTGACTCGGGGCATAAGTCCCTCAATTTCCTACTCCAAGGATCAGCGGCGACGATTGCCAAAAGATGGTTGGTATTAACCGATATATGTTTGAAATCATTTGACTTTAAACATGAAAGGTACGCCTTTATACATGACGAGCAAGTCATTGGTTGTCCACCATCATCATGCGAGCTGGTTGCTAAGGCTTGTAAGGATTCTGCTAAGTTTGCAGGTGCATATTATAATTTAAGGCTGCCTATAGAAGCTGATGCTAACATCGGTAAAAATTGGGCAGAAGTACACTAATGCTATTAATAGATTCAGATTTCGTAGCTTATAAAGCTGCTCAAGCCTGTGAAGAGTGTATTGATTTCGGAGATGATGTAACTATTGCACAATCCGATTTCAAGGAAACTCTTAAGGTATTTGAGCGGGAGCTACGAAAGATTAAAACCGCTATGATGGATGATGAAATCATCTTATACTTTTCGAGTCCTCAGAATTTCAGGAAAGAAATTTTTCCGGATTACAAGGGACATCGAAACCGCCGTAAGCCCCTCGGGTATAAACGTTTGGTCAATCACTGCCGCGATAATTATAACGTGGTTATTAGAGACACTCTAGAAGCTGATGACTCTCTTGGCATAGATGCAACACACTATGCTAGTAAAGATAACGTTTTAGTTTCACCCGACAAAGACATGCGTCAGATACCTGGTATCCTATGGGACATGACTAATGACGTAGAAGAGATCACCAAAGAAGATGGAGATCGATGGCACTTAATCCAAGCTCTAGCAGGAGATGCTACAGATGGATACTCAGGTTGTCCTGGGATAGGTGTTAAGCGAGCCTCAGATATACTTAACAAACATAAGTCACCTTGGAGTGCAGTGTGTAAAGCATATGAAGACAAAGGATTATCAGACGATGATGCTTTAATGAATGCTAGGCTCGCAAAGATCCTTCAGCATGAAGACTATGACTATGACAAACAACAACCTATTTTATGGAGTCCCAATGGTAGCTAAGAATAACAAACAAATTAAAAAGAAATTCGCTGAAGGTGTTAACATAGCACTAGATGTTAAGACTGTAGGTGGTACATTTAAAGCATCACCTGCACAAGAGAAAGCTTATGATCGTAAGATCAGGCACCAAAACCAGCCAAATAGAACTGACTGGAAGTACGGTAAAGCTTAATGGGAATGACCAGTTTCTACAACCCACCATACTACAACCGTGGTAAGATACAAGTCTGGGATTTCATCCGAGACCAAGAACTAAACTACCATCTCGGCAACGTCGTTAAGTATGTTTGTCGAGCTGGTCACAAAAAAACAGTAGGTAATCCTACAGGAGATCCCTTAGAGGATCTTGATAAAGCAATCCACTACCTCATCAACGAAAGAGATTACCTAAGACATGACTCTAACAATTACTCCGGACCAACACGTAACCTTCCTGAGCAATCAAGCGAAGGAGTTCCGCTCAACGTATCGGGTTGGAAATTCGATCAGTCGGGAGAGTCGGAGTCGTCAGAAGGATCTAATCGTAGAGGAATTTAAAGAATTCCTTGAGGCAGATGGCAGGCTGTTTAGAACAGGCAGTGAACCTAAAGCTAACTGCTTGAAAGAGTTATCTGATCTAGTCTATGTTTGTTATCAGTACGCTGCTAACCAAGGATGGGATTTAGATGAAGCTTTAGATCGTGTTCATAAAAGCAACATGTCGAAGCTTGATGAAGACGGTCAACCTATCTTTAGAAAAGATGGAAAGGTTCTTAAGGGACCAAACTATGCACCACCAAATTTAGAAGACCTAGTTTAATGACAACAGAATTGATCGCTCGTACTGGCCGAGTACAATCATGGATAGATAACCCTGATTCTAGATTGCCAGTTTCATGCACCGTCTTTGTCGTCGATGACACAATGGAGGGTGCTGAAGGAATTGAACAATCATGGCGCTACGTATCCTTTGCATTGCGTCATGGAGCAGGTGTAGCAGTACACCTCTCAAACCTCAGACAAAAAGGACACGAGAATGGTAAAGGCTTAACAGCTAGTGGTCCAGTCTCGTTTGCAAAAATCTACTCAGTACTAAATGAAACTCTCCGAAGAGGAGGAGTCTACAAGAACGGTGCTGTGGTGGTTCATCTTGATATCAATCACCCTGACATCGTTGAGTTTGTTACTACTCCCAGACATGAACTCCCATGGATCAAAAGGTGCGTCGATCTTGACGACCAAAAGTGGAAAGACACTGATCAAAGTACACGGGATGCCATAATACATGGTATCAAGTCAGGTGACATCTGGCTCAACAAAATCAAACACGATGAGAATGGGAACCGTATCTATGGAAACGTCTGTCTTGAGGTATATTTGCGATCACGAGGAACATGCCTCCTCCAGCATATTAATCTCGGTGCCGCTACAATCGGCAACATACAAGAGGCTATCTTTACGGGTATGTCCGAGCTGTGCGATCTTCATGGCCGAACAGGCGTTGGAAGGACTGGAGAATACCTTCCAAGTGAAACGGATCGCCAAGTCGGACTTGGATTCCTTGGACTCGCGAATCTCTTACGACGATACCAAGTTACATACAAACAATTTGGTGACGCACTCGAAGAGTTCAACAACGGAAGACCATCCGCAGGAAGAGCAGGCTCTATCGTAGCTGAGCTACATAAAGGTATAGAGTTAGCAGCTCAAACTGCTAGAGCTAACAAAATGGATAGGGCATTTGCCATTGCCCCTACCGCATCCTGTTCTTACAGGTATGAAGACTTAGATGGCTACACATGTACACCGGAGATAGCACCACCTATCGGACGCCAAGTTGACCGTGACTCTGGCACCTTTGGTGTACAACCTTATGATTATGGCAACGTAGAAATTGCCAGCGAGGTCGGCTGGGATGCTTACAAAAAAGTAGCAGACGGCTTCGTGAAACTATTAGATAATACGGGACTTCTTCACGGCTATAGCTTTAACTCTTGGAGTGATGTTATAGAATACGACAACGCGTTCGTGGAAGAGTGGCTGAGATCACCTCAAACCTCCCTTTACTATTCCTTACAAGTAATGGGCAACACTCAGGACAAGTCAGATGTATATGCATCCGTCAACTGGGATGAAGCAGATGGTTACATGGAGGAATTACTTGCCCCACAATGCGAATGCGGTGAATGAAATGCTAACCCCCTATGATAAACTACTAAACAGAAAACGAAAATGGTCTCCGGTACAAACAACAGCCGGAAAGCTACAGGATGGGGCAGAGGAAACTCTGCTCCGAGCCCTCGCTATGAGGCATATGGAATTGCCGGTCGGAGACTTTATAAAGGAGGCTCTCAAACGTGAAGTTCCAGAAACAGCGAGGGACTTACTTGTGTCCAATATCAGGGACGAGGAGAGACACGATCTCGCTCTCAGTTATATCGCCAACGCTCATGGCGTTGATGAAAAAGCTGAGTCCGAAGCTAAAAGAATACGAGACGCCTGGATTGAACATCCAGATCACACAGTTCTTAAGGCCATGGTCGCTGAAAGGGCGATCTTCTTTGTCATCTTACCCTTCTTCCGCTTTAACGGTGACGCTGGAATGCGCACAGTAAGTGCGGACATCTCACGTGACGAACAAGTTCACGTGGCAGGTCACTCCCTGGTATGCAGAGAGCTTGGCTTAACAATCTCACCTAGCTTGGACAAGCTGAGGAAAGCTACTATCAATTGGGTTATGTCCCCATTGAAGTCAAGCTCTCACAAATATCTTGACAAAAATTTTTGGCTAGAACAGAGTGATTCTTTAATGTATTCAGGTAGAGCCGAAGGGCTTCTTGAAACTAAGAGAGCACGGATGCCATCATTCTTTGAACATGCAAACACCAATCTACCCAAATACGCTTGAAGTTAATCTAGTAATAGATGACCTACAAGAAAAGTTTCCAGACGTTATGCCTGACCTTAATCTATCGGAGAAAGAATTCGCTTATAGAGTAGGTCAGGTTAGCGTCGTAAGATATCTTAAAAATAAACTATTAGAAGAAGAGGACTAACATCATGTGCGGAGGAGGAAGACCCTCAGTACCGCCGCCCCCACCTCTACCACCACCACCTCCACCTCCACCCCCACCACCTCCTCCACCACCTCCACAACCAGCTCCAGTAGAAGCTCCACCTCAAAATCCAGGTGCGCTTAACGTTGCTGAGCAAGGTAAGGCAGGCAAAGGAAAGGTCAAGGGAACAGAGAATCGCAAGGCAGCTCGTAAAGAGAAGCGGCGTCGTGGATCTGGGCAGTTAGCTGCGCCTGATGAGAAGAAGGTGACTAAGGAAAGTGGAACAGTTAACACTGGTACAGGAGATACAACAGCTGGCGGTGGCCAGTCTGGCGGAACAAATTTAAACATTAAGAAATAAACAATGGAAAGTGCAAGAGTTCGATACAGTCAATTGACAGGCCATCGCTCTGCATTTCTGGACGTAGCTATCGACTGTGCTAAGCTTACTATACCTACACTCCTCATCACTGAGGAAACGGCAACCCCGTACAGTAGGTTTAGTACACCTTGGCAATCAGTCGGTGCTAAAGGTGTAGTAACTCTAGCCTCTAAGCTTATGCTAGGGTTACTACCACCTTCTACAAGCTTTTTCAAGCTTCAGTTAGATGATTCTAAACTTGGAGTTGAACTACCACCGGAATCTAAAAGTGAACTAGACTTAAGCTTTGCTAAGGTTGAACGTATGATCATGGAAAGCATAGCTGCTTCTACTGATCGTGTTCAGATCTTCTCAGCTATAAAACATTTAGTAGTCACAGGTAATTCCCTACTTTACATGGGTAAGGAGGGTATGAAAATGTATCCGTTGAATAGGTATGTAGTAGAAAGAGATGGTAATGGAAATGTCACTGAAATAGTAACCCGTGAGAAAGTCAGTCGTAAAGTACTTGGCGAACAATTTAAAGTACCTCCTACTAACCGAGAGTCAGTTGTTGACAGTAGCAAGGGAGGACACGACAAGGATGTAGATGTCTACACCTGTGTTAAACGAAACAAAAAAGGATGGTACTGGCATCAAGAAGCTGACGACAAGATTATCCCTGGCAGTGAAGGTAAAGCCCCTAAAGATAAAACCCCTTGGTTACCTCTACGTTTTGTTACAGTAGATGGTGAGGACTACGGACGCTCTAGAGTGGAAGAGTTCTTAGGTGATTTGAAATCTTTAGAAGCATTAATGCAAGCCCTTGTTGAAGGGTCAGCAGCAGCTGCAAAGGTTGTATTTACAGTTTCCCCATCCTCAACTACTAAACCAGCTTCATTAGCTAACGCATCTAACGGTGCTATAATACAAGGAAGACCTGACGACATTGGCGTTGTGCAAGTGGCGAAACAGGCAGACTTCCAAACAGCATTCCATTTAGCTGGAGTGTTAGAGAAGAGAATATCAGAAGCCTTCTTAATCTTGAATCCTAGACAGTCAGAACGTACTACTGCAGAAGAAGTACGTATGACACAGATGGAGCTAGAACAACAACTAGGTGGACTGTTCAGTCTACTTACTACAGAGTTCTTAATTCCATACTTGAGTCGTAAGATGCATTCACTACAAACAAGTAAGAAGATACCTGCTATACCTAAAGGATTGGTTCACCCAGTTATTGTAGCTGGAATCAATGCTCTTGGTAGAGGTCAGGATAGAGAAGCTTTAGTTCAATTCATTACAACCATTGCCCAGACTATGGGACCAGAAGCTTTATCTCAGTATATGAATGCTGATGAAGCTATCAAGAGACTAGCAGCAGCTCAAGGTATTGATGTTCTTAACCTTGTTAAGAGTGTAGATGAACGTCAACAAGAGGCAGCTCAACAGCAGCAGCAAATGCAGCAGGCATCTATGATGCAGCAGGCAGGACAGTTTGCTAATGCTCCAATGATGGACCCAACTAAGAACCCTGATGCTAAGGATGCTATGGCAGCAGCCATGCAACAGTACACTGGCATGTCACCAGAGGAAGGAATACAACAGGGACAAGCACAAGCACAACAACAGCAACCCGCACCAGTTTAACCAATGGCAGACACAATTACATATGATCCTTCCGAAGATCCACAGGCATTAGCCGAAGCGGAAGCAAGAGATGGTGAGAACCTCGCACAAGGCGAGAAGATGGCCGGTGAACAGGCAGACCTGCTTGCTGGTAAATATAAAAACGCCGAAGATTTGGAGGCGGCTTACCTAGAACTTCAAAAGAAGATGGGTGAGGGTGCCCCCGACGAGGTATCTGAAGACGTAAAGGATGAAACTGAGTCAGAGTATATACCATATGAAGAAGATGGCTCTGTTAACTATGATACTGTAGAAGATATCTATGGTTCACAGATTACCAATGTCATGGAAGATGCTGGTATTGATCCATTCAAGATGGCCACTCACTTCAATGAGAACAATGGCACTCTTTCAGATGAGATGCAACAGCAGCTAGTTGATGCTGGTTTCCCAGCTGAAACAGTTGATGCTTATCTCAAAGGTCAAGCTCAACAGCAAGGGTTTACTGCTGAGAATCAACAGCTAAGTGATTCTGATATTCAAGAGATACAGAATGTCGCTGGTGGTCCTAATCAGTATAACAACCTAACTCAATGGGCTGAACAGAATCTCTCTGCAGAAGAAGTCAAGTCTTTTGATGAGGTTATGAATACTGGCAACAAAGCTGCTGTAAGATTTGCAGTGAAAGCTTTGAACGGACAGTATGAAGATGCTGTAGGTAGAACACCTGATCTAGTGACTGGTAGAACAGCTACTAGAGGTGACAAGTATCGTAGTATGGCTGAGGTTGTACGAGATATGGAAAGCCCACAGTACGATGCTGACCCTGCTTACCGTGCAGATGTACAGCACAAACTAGAACGATCTAACTTACAAGTATCATGACAACACAAGGCGTTAAATCCAGTAGGATAAAAGAAGAAGCTCAGCTTATTGTAGATAGTAAGGGAGCAGAAGGACTATCTGAACAGCAGTTCAAAGACCGTTGGGGTAAGACTCCAGCTGAAGCCCTTGGCACAGCCAAGAAAAAATAATGGCACCCCGTTATAGATTTTTAAGCGGGAACAAAAAAAAGAAAAAGAAGAAAGTGAAGAAGGCTGATAAGCCTAAGAAAGTTCACTACAATTAAACGGCGGCTCGTAGATCGATACAGTAGAAGCCAACTCACATTACGTCCGTTCACTCCCTTTGGGGAACGCATGAAACCACATCATGGAACGGGGATGTGGTACTGGAGTATTAACAATGACTGTTAAACTTAAGTATCGTGGTGTTGAGTACACAAAAACTACTAAGTAAAACTTAACATGAAAAAACTTGCACTTGCTCTAGCGGCAACTTTCGCTTCTGCTCCTGCAATGGCTGGCGTTTATACAAACGTCGAGTCTAACGCATCTTATACAGGAACTGATTATACTTCCCGTACTACTGATCTACACGTAGGTTACGAAGGCGAAGTAGGTGACTTAGGATACTACATCCAAGGTGGCCCTGCTCTCGTTGGAGGTGACGCTGTAGACGGAGCAACTGAATTCTCAGGTAAGCTCGGAGCATCCGTAGCTGCCTCAGAAAAACTAGATGTGTATGGAGAAGTATCATTCATTACTGATGAAGATACGGATAACGCATACGGCACTAAAATTGGTGCCAAGTATAAATTCTAAAAATACAGGGGGCTTCGGCTCCCTCTACCTTTAAATAATTATGATCTCAATGTTTGACTACTACTTCACTCCACCAACTCGTACAGTATACGTAGTATCAGAGGAGCAACTTGAAAAACTTAAAGTCACCCAAAGAAAAAACGAAATCAGAGAAGTTAAAGTTCAACTCCAAGAACTTGATAATGCTTACAACAGAAGAAAATCAGAGTTCACGGATACTCTGGCCAGTCTTGAATCTGAGGTAAAAAAATTGGAGCCTGCTGATGGAGAAAGCTAACGTAACTTGGATGGGTAAGGAGAACCAATCCGAAGATCCTAAAGCCGAAGCTAAAAGGATTGATGATTACATGAACAATGAGGAGCCCGAAGAGTGGGAGCCTCAGTCATTAGAAGAAGCACTCCTAGGGGAGTGACTTCGCGGGTATAGTTTAGTGGTAAAACTGCAGCCTTCCAAGCTGTTGTCATCGGTTCGAATCCGATTACCCGCTTTGGCATCGGCCCTTACGAGGATACCCTTTGCCGTCTAGACGGTAGGGAAAGACCTACAAAAAACGCGCAA